TAGTTCGAATGACCCATCCGGCATGTGATGCCTGCCGTCGCGGAGGCAAATTTGAGCAGGAGTCTCAAGTCTGCAGTTAGCGGCTTTTTTCTGAAGAAGTACGAGGTGCAACGGGGAGAGGGATGGTTGTGGCATTCGCTTCGCAAGGACGTGAAGCGGGTGAAATTGATGGATAGGCCGAATCAATCCCATATGCAATTTAACATAATATAGATTATGCGAACCGCCCTAAGACGACATGACAATGTCGCCGTTGTCGAAAGAAAGAGCCCACCAGGTACAGAATGGCTCGATTGCCTGAAGGCGAACACAGGCATCGAACTGCGTTTCTACTTCCTCTTCGTACTCGTACCCAGGGTTATCCATCAGCTCATAGCTCAGGATCATTTGCGTAATCTCCATTATGCGAAGCGCCTCATGAATGGCCCTGCCTGCGGCCTTGGCGGAAACCGGGTCCCGTCCGCAAGCGGACTCCCCCCAGTTATCCGCCTACGGCCTTGTCAGGGGTCTTGCTGGCGAGCGATACGGTCGGCAGCGCGGATATGACATAGCCCAGGTCGTAACCCTTGTATTCGAGCGCGATCACGGTCGGTGACTCGTAGGTGATCGTGTAGCCGGCGTCAGTGAGGTCGCGGAACGAGACCTGCCGGATGGGCTGGCCATTCTGGGTGACGGTCAGGTAACCGGCGAGGTATGGGCGGGGGTTGCCGTCCTGGTCTGGGCGGTCACCCTTCATGACTGCCGATAGGAACAGCTGGTAACCCTGGTATGGGTGTATCTGCTGCTCAGGGCCGCGGGGCTGGGCAACTTCGGCAGGCGGCGACGCGGGTTCTTGCTGCACCTGGACAACGGGCGCAGGCTCCAGACGCTTGACTGGCGGTGGTTGCTTGCCGGTATCGCGGTTGAGGTTCCAGACGATCATGCAGGCCGCAACCGTGAACATGACGGCCGCGCCCTTGAACGGCCAGCGCTTCCAGATCGGAACAATATCGTTTGCTTCCAGCTCGGCGGCTGCGGCTGAGGATCGCGTGTGGCTTTTCCAGAATCCGAAATAGGTTTTCTCATACTGACGAATCGAGGTGTTGACGACCTCGCCGCGCAGGCCGTCCTGAACCTTGCGGATGTAGCGATCGTTAGTACCGAAAGCGGTTGCCTTCTTACAGCGATAGACGACCTGGACGAGATCGCGAATCGCTCGGTTGATCTTGCCGTAACTCTGAGTGATCAACAGGACGTCAGCGCCCTCGTGACGGTGCAGTGAATACCATTCCTCGACCTCGACGGGCGTACCGCGTACCGGCAAGGCCAGATGACATTCGTCGATGATGTAGAGCGGACCTGTCCCGGTTTCCTCCTGGCGCCACGGGTCACCGTAGTGGCTCTCCTGGCTGAAAGGACGAACGAGGCGGCTGCCCTCCTCCCTGGTCTTCGGGTCGGTGTAGCGCTCGGTATAGGGTTCCCGAATTTCGATCAGGTGGCAGTACTCAGGGTAATACGCCTGGAACTTCTCCATGACCAGGGAAAGGTTCGTGATGACCTTGCGGCCCTGTTTCAGTGCCGGAATCAAGTGAAAGACAACGGCTTCATGCGATTTACCGCCACCCGGCTGGCCAAGCATCAAGTTGATCATCAGGAACCCCAGCGAACGAACGGAACGGTTTGGAGGATGAATCGGATTACCAGGGCCGCAACAATGATGGTGATGGCCTGGGTGACTCCGATTGCGCCGAGCATCTGGCCGACCTCAGGCGGGATCATTGAGTAATACGTCTGAGGATCGAACGGGATATTTATTGCGTTTAGCGCTGTTGCAGCCACGGACAGCATTCCATCTACGAACCAACAGCCGAGGTCAGTTGCCATGTTCCAGATGTCTTTAAATATCTGCGTAAAGACAGACAAAAACCACTTGGCGAAGCCAACGATCTTGGCTAGCAGCGCTGTAAAGAAGTTGCCGATGGCAGCCATATCAACCCCCAAACGTAATGGCACGCGCCGTGAATAGCGCAGTGACGAGCATGATGACTTTTATGAAGTCGAAGACATAACAGAGGTTAACGAATGGGACATTGCCGTAACTTGCCCAACTGGCGATGTTGAAGGACATAGACCAGGACGGGCACGAGCCAGAGAACTGCGGAACGAACGAATGAAGGAACGACATGAACTCGCTGTTATCGAACTTCGACTGCGCCTCCTGCCAGACACCTTCAAGTCCTTCGGGGTACTTCTGCTGGTAGAAAGGTTCAACTGGCGGAAAATCGCTGTCGGTGAAGTTTATGTCCTGCTCTTCCTCTTGGCGCGGCTGCTCAGTTTCGGGTTCGGTTTCCGTGGTTGTTTCCGAAGTTCCATCTGGCTTAGTGACAATTGTTGTCTTGGTCTTGCGGTAATCGTAATAGTTATCGCCGTATGTGATATCAATTTTAGTGTTTTCGGTAGTCGTTGTAGTACCGGCTGGCGAAGTAGTTGTGGTTGTAGGGCCAGGTTCAGTAACGCTAGACGGACCTTCTAGCCATGTATTGTCGCGCAGCGACTCATAGCAGCCTTGAGGATTTAGAGAGCCCTCGCAGTGTTCGCGTAGACGTTCTTTGAGCCACTCGGAATCCTTGGCAGCGGCTGCGGCCTCCATAAGGTCATAGTCGGCATCAGTTGCTGGACGAAGCCCACCAGCGGACTCGCATGCGCCTGTTGACGTGTTATACGTAGAGCCCTCAGAACAGCCAGTACCGAACCGATTAGCTACGTAATCAACCTGGGAATAGAGATCGGGAACGGACGGATGCGGAATACGGTAAACGCAATAACCATACGTTTCAGAAACGAAATCACAGAATTGAAAGTTGTGAGTTTTAATATCGATGCCCTGAACAACAATGGAGTTTTCAACAGCGGAACGGAGTGATAGTTGCGGAGTGCATTGAACTTGCGGGCACTTCCAGTAATAACCCCCAGGAACAGGCTGGGACTCTGCACGGATTTTGACTTGCCCGTCCTCGATAACACCATCGACAGATTCGAGCATATATTGAAGGCCGATGCCAAGAACTGCGCCATACACACCACCACGCAGATTGCCAACCATGCCCTTGATAGTTCGGCTTTTTACGTACTGATACTGGGGCTGAACGGGGAGTTTTGTGCCCTTAGAACCGCCGCCGTATGAAGATGGAATGTATTCACCTTCAATGGGATTTCCGGGAACAGTAAGAAGATCGCCAGAGACGGATGATCCACGACCAGAGCCAATAACCTGACCATCTGAAGGCATGGAAACTGTTTTGCGAGTTGCCGCATGGGCATGGCCGATTGAGAGTACGACCAGGAGGGTTAGAACCGCTGATTTACTCCAGTAATGAATGCCCATCCACCGAATACTCCGCCAATGAATACGAGCGAATAAGCGAGCATCGCAAAATCCGCTGCGGTAAGTGCTATTTGCGCTTCTTCCATAATGAATGAAGGGGCCGAAGCCCCTCCCCCGAAGAGGCCGTTAGGCCTTCCGAACGCCGCGCTTGGCGAGGTCAATGCCTTTGAAGGCCATGGCAATAGCGATGATGACGACGCCAGTAGTGCCAACCCAGGTAGCGACAGTGGCCAGGTCTACAGCTGCAAAGATCGTTTCCATTTTTGTTACTCCGTTACAGTTTGCGAATGACGCCGAGAGCGACGCCGAGGGTTATTCCCAGGCCCCAACATGTGACCGTGAGAAAGAAGCCAGCGGAAAACACCGTAGTTACGCACTCAGCGGTTAGTTGTGCGGTGCAATCCACTGTTTTGTTACTCCGTTACTTCTGAATTACAAAAAGCGCAAAGAGTGCCGCCTTCTGGATCGTCAACAACAGCGAACTCCGATCCATCTGAATCTTCATCGAACTCTTCGCCGCATTCGTCGCAGACAAAGGTGTCCATTAGTTAGAACCTGCTGCCTTTGCCTGAGCTGTTGAAGCCGGGTTCGGCGCAGGCTGAGGGCGAACCTCTTGAAGGCGCAGCGGAGTGCCGGCCAGCAGGTAGTCAATATTGTGGTAACGGTCGTTCACCTCGCAGGTGACCGGCATGTAAACCTCAACACCGGCCTGCTGCCGGTAGGCGTTGTGCAGCCCGTTCTTGATCGAGTCACCGAAAACGCGCGCCTTGACAGTGGTGGTGACGTCGAAGCCGTCGCGATCCTTGGCGGAGGTTTGAAGCGCAACGATGGCCCAGCGCTTGTCCGCTTCGCCTTTGTCTACTACGCCGAGGACGGTGCCTTTGATGATGTGCATGGTGTTCTCCAGAGTCAGAAGCCGAACAGCTCGGCTACACAGGGGGTGCCTTTGGCCTCGAATTCGAGGAACCACTGGCGTTCGGGCTTGGTGCCCTGGTCTTTGCGCTGATCGAGAGCAGCGAAGGTTTCAGCGACCTGCTGTTGCAGGACGGACGTATTAACGGTCGCCTGAGTGCGGCGGTACTGCTCGAGGCGTTCGCGCTGGGAGCGGCTGAGCTGGCCACCCTGAAAGCTCACGGTCTTCACGGGCGGAACTCCAAGCGCACGAAATAGAGCGCGATGGCGCCACCGGCGAGAGTTGCGAGCAGGGACGCGGTCGCAGCGATCATGCGGCCACCTGCAGATGGTTCGGGCGGCGGTACCAAGTCGGCATAGGCAGCACGTCAACCGGGATGACTTCGCGGCTGGCGGTGTGAACGATTGGGCGGACTTTGAGTGCATCGCACGGGTTGGCAATGTCGATGCCGATACGGCGCAGGCGGGCGCGGTGCGTCTTGACCGACGACTTCTCGAAGTCGAACTTGGCTTTGCCTGTCATCCAGAGCATTGCGTATTGGGCGGTGGTGTATGCCGCCTTGGTACTGGTCACGATCTTCTCGGAAACGAGGTGATCCGCGATGGTTTCAAAGTCCATAGCCGTTACCTTCAGTCGGTCGTCTATCTTCAAAAATGCGTCATGTATGGTCTGGAAGCGGGCCTCGTCGAACATGCCCCACCACGCGAGGCCTTCTCGCAGCAGGTATTCGCGCTTTAGCTCTTGCTCCATGCGGACAACGCCGTGTTCTTCGCAGTAGGCGATCAGATCGCGCAGGTACTGGACCTCTGGCGAATCGTCACCGAAGTTGCGGCGCGCCTTGGGTAGCAGGAATTTCAGGATGGCTTTGGCCTTGATGTAGGCCTTCCGATACTGGTCGCGAGCCTTCCAATCGACGGTGCAACCGTCTTCGTAAAGCTTGCCGACCTTGTAGCCGGCCCGCTGGGTGCTCAGGGAGGACACATACTGGAGTTCGTTGCCCTTCCCTACCGCGCGATTCGTGGTGAGGTCGATGCGCGTGATGCGCATGCCGTCGCCGATGGTGGTGTGCTTATGCGCCTTCTCAACAGTCTTGACCCAAGCGCCCGCGTCCCCTTCCCTTTCGGCCTGCTCAACGGCGGATGACTTGCCGGTGATCTTGCGACTGACGACGCGGGAGGACTCAGCCTGCATGAAGTCGAGCCGAGTGCAGCGCGTCAGGGCTGGCAGGCCGTACTCAGCAAGAATGCGGTTGTAGACCGCAACGCACTGATCAACGGTGCGGAAGCCGAACAGGTTGTCCAGGCGATCAACCGCGCTGGGGTTGCCCTGGACGATCAGCTTGCGACCGTCGACACGGATGTTGATCGAGGTTGTATAGGAGCCTTCATGCTTCCAACCGGGCTGGGTGACGCTGAGACGTTCGCCGGTTCGGGCGCAATAGCGCTCAATGGTGATATCGGCGACTTTCGGCAGATCGAACGGATACACCTGCTCTACCGATAGGTAGTCGATGAACATCCGTGACTGTTGATCTGCTGAAGACATGCCTGAAATCCGTCAAGGCCCACATATGGGTCGCAAAGCTACCGCATATGGTTTGAATACGTCAAGCCGTATGCGGTCTGTAGAATGACCACATATGGCGGACGCCAAAAACGCAGGGGTTAGCATCCATGGACACCGAAAACACTCAGAGTCAGACGGACATGTCAGTCGCCAACAACATACGAAAGGCGCGGGAAAACAAGGGCTTAACAGTGGAAGAGGCAGCGTCCATATGTGGTGTTCCGATTGGCAGCTACCGGAAATACGAGAACGGACAGTCACAACCGACCGCAGTCCCGATAAGGGCAATAGCAAAAGGCCTTGGGGTTTCAACGGATGAAATCCTGATGGAACCTGACGAACGGTCTGTAAAGGCAGAGCTGAGGCGTCTATTCGGGGCGATAGCAGAGCTTGATGATCAACATCAGGCGGAGGTAAAGCGGGCAATTAAAGGGCTGCTGATGGTGTTTCAGCAGGAGGAACTGTCCGAGTAAAAGTATGGGATTCCATACCAAATTGGGGGTGTTACAGCACCCCCACCCCGCCGAGGCCGTTTTCGCGCCCGCGAAAGTGAAGCGCCGCTGACGCAATCGGAACTACCGTGACCTGACCCGATCAGCCGCTGACGGTCCTGGGAGACTGCCGGGCAGGCGCTCGGAGCGGTCAAGGTTGGAAATCAGGGCGCGGGTCGAGATCGGAACGGGACAGCAGGACGAGAATCGCGGAGAGCCCCTGGGTGGCCATGCAGGCCGCCGGGGGCTTTTGCGTTGACGGGAGACCGGCCGCTGCGCGGGTTCCGTCGCGGGAACCGCGAGGCAATCAGTCAAGGGCGTGCAGGCGACTAATCGGCTACGCCGAGGTCGAGGCCACCGGAAATTATCGTTACGTTGCATTATATCTATCGGGCCGGGGCGGTCGATCAGAACATACAATGAATTTCCGTTACGTTACGCTGGCCTTTTTATCGTTACGTTACTATAATTAGACCATAGCGAAACGGAACGGAGCCCACCGCCATGATCGACCAAGCAGACCGCCAGACCCAATCCCTCCCCCTGGACGAGCAGCCGGCCAAGCCGCGACGCGGTCGACCTGCCACCGGTCAGGCGCTGAGCAACGCCGAGCGGCAGAGGCTCTACCGCGAACGCCAAAAGGCGCAACGTAACGAAAACGTACATAAGGCCGTTGCCGAGGATCTGCGCGCCGAGCTGGCCACGGCGCTAGAGCGCGTCGAGCAATTGGAACGCGCGAACAGGAACCTGGAAAAAGATCTGGAGATGAAAAACGGCCAGATCAAGGCGTTGAGCAGACGGGCGCAAAGCGCCGAAACTGAATTATCGTTACGAGGCGGAAATAAAAGGTACTATGTCGAGCGCTGCAGCAAAGGGAAGCGGACCTGGAGAAGAATCGGCGACGGAAGAAGCATGACGCGCGAAATCGCCGACGCCGTAATGTCTGACCTGTCAGCTGCTCCAGTCAACAAGGGCGACAGATTCAGGATAGTGCCTGCCTAAAGCTCAAGGATAGCCCTACAAGCCACCTGTAAGGCCTCAAGACGGGCGTCCAGGGCGGCGCCCTCCTCATCCAGTTGCGACGCCCTGTTGCGCAGCTGGCGAACCTCAGAAACCAACCGAGGGTAATCCTCGAGCACATGCATGACGGCCTCGAGGTCGGTAGATCCTCGACCGGCCGCGTAGAGGCGTGCCTGTTTGACCAGGTGCGGCGGAATCTCGAGAGGGACGGGAGCGCAGCGCATAATCAACGTTACATTAAATCGCGCCCGGAGCTGCGCGGATTATCCGGACACGATTTAACGTAACGTTACCCATTATGCGAACCGCCCTAAGACGACATGACAATGTCGCCGTTGTCGAAAGAAAGAGCCCACCAGGTACAGAATGGCTCGATTGCCTGAAGGCGAACACAGGCATCGAACTGCGTTTCTACTTCCTCT